GACGTTCACCTGATCGTCGCCGAGGGCGAGGATCAAATCGGCCGCGTGATCGATCGGAAGGCCGGCGACCACGCCACAATGAAACGCGCCATGGCTGCGGCCATGGCCCGCAATCGGAATGTCGAGGCGCAGACCCGCATTCCCTATCAACCCACTCATACCGGGAGGCTGCCGCAATGGATGACGGCGTGAAGGTGCCTGTTCCGCAATGGTTGCAGGATGCGGTAAGGCCTAATTTGTATCGTGCCGACAAAAGCGCGCCGCCGCCGAATAAGCCTGATCCGGTGTCGCAGGAAGTGGCGACCGCGTTTATGGCGGAAATCGTCAAATTGTGTCGGGTTCATGGCGTATGGCTGGCGCATGAGGACGCTTACGGCGGGTTCATGGTGCAGCGTGAAAACACTGAAGCATGGCTGATGAGGGGGTTTGGAGCATGAGCGAAATTACCTGCTTGAACTCGGCACACGGAGAACGATGGACCGCCATCAACGGCGATAGCTGCGACGTGCTGGCGCAGTTGCCTGATGCGTCTATCGGTTTTTCCGTCTATTCGCCTCCGTTTGGCGATTTGTTCGTCTATTCCGAAAGCGAGTGCGACCTCGGCAATTCGGTGAACGACGCCGAGTTTTTCGCCCACTACGAGTTCATCATTCGGCAGAAGCTGCGGATCACGAAGCCGGGCCGCATGTCCGCCGTTCATTGTTCGGATCTGCCCACGCGCAAGTGGAAGGATGGCGTGATCGGAACAAAGCCGTTCTCCGATGATATCGTGGCCGCGCATCTCCGCGCCGGATGGACGTTCGTCCGGCGGGTGACGATCTGGCGCGATCCCGTGGTGGAGATGACGCGCACCAAGGCGTTGCACCTGCTGCACAAGCAAATACTGAAAGACAGCACATGCTCGTGGCCTGGGACGCCGGACTATCTGTTGATTTTCCGCGCGCCAGGTGAAAACGCCGAGCCGGTAGGGCACAAGCCGGCCGATTTCCCGGTTGACCTCTGGCAGAAGTGGGCCAGCCCGGTTTGGTTCGATATCAGCCAAACGGCAGTGCTGAACAACAAAGCCGAGGCGTCGAAGTGGATCGGTGACGCGCTGAGCCTGGATATGGCCCGCGAGGCTGCTGACGAGCGCCATCTGTGCCCGCTGCAACTGCCTCTGATCGACCGCGCCGTTACGATGTGGAGCAACCCCGGCGACGTGGTGCTCTCTCCGTTCCTCGGTATCGGTTCCGAGGGCGTTGTTTCCGTGAAGCGGGGGCGCCGGTTTTTTGGGTGTGAACTCAAGCCTTCGTATTGGCGCCAAGCCGTGCGGGCGCTTGAAGGTTCCGAGCGTGGCGCGGTGGATCTGTTCTTTGAGGCTGCCGATTGATGGCCACCCCGGAATGGAACCTCCAACGCGCGGCCGTCGTGTATTTGTCCGCTGTGCTGCCTCTGGGCTCTGAAATCCAGGGCAACGACACACGCGGCAAGCAGTCCATAAAACTGCGCCAGTTGGATGCGGCGCGCGGTATTCGTGCAGGCTGGCCCGATCTTGTCTGTGTCGTTGCAGGTTTCCCGGAAATCTACATCGAATTGAAAGCCCCCGGCGGCCGGTTGTCCGATGAGCAAGAGCGCCGGGGCCGGGTGCTTCGGACGTTGGGCCGCGTGTGGTTCGTGGCGCAGGCCTTGGAACAGATCGAGGTTGAGTTGCTGACCCTCGGCGTTCCCCTGCGCGGGACGATGCTGAGCGCGGTTGATCGTGACGCGCGGATCGCAGCGCCCAAGGGCCACAACAAGCCGCCGCGTGCGAGGGCCGCCAAACCTACGGCGCGGGGGCTGGCGAAGATTGCGAAGTCGCGGGCGGGTGGGGTGTTCGTATGAGCCCCGACTTCATCGAAATGGCCGGCCAAACCATCGGCAACCTACAAGTTGTGGATTACGCGCCATCTGGCAACCACGGCGCGCATTGGGTGGTGATGTGTCTCAACTGCAAGAGCCAGCAGGTTGAGCGCGGGACGATCTTGCGGAAGGTGCAGCGCGGGAATCGGTTCATTGTTTGCAAGGGGTGCGGCACGTGAGCGGCAACCTCAAGATTTCCGGCATGCGCTACGGCTGGGCGATTAAGTGTCCCCCGTCGGAATACGACCCCAACGGCACGCTGTTTGGAAAAATCGACGGGAACCGGCCTGGGCGGCATGAGATGCACCCGGTCGGCATCTATGCGCTGTTCCCGACCGAGGCCGAAGCGCGGGCATTCCTGCGGGAGCGTGTCGGACCATGGCGGGGCAAGCGCGATTGCCGCGTCATTCGCGTGCGCGTTGAGGAAACAATCGAGGAAGTCGATCGGTTCCCTAACCCGCCGCATCTGCGGTGGAGCAAGAACGGGGAATATTACCCGCCGCGTCGGCGTGAGAAGGCGGGTGGGACATGACCATTACCATCATTCCCTGCACACTCACCGAAGCCGCAGAGTTTGTCGGCAACTTCCACCGGCACAACAAACCCCCACGGGGCGGCCTGTTTGCGTGCGGCGCCAGCGACGGCGCACAGCTCGTCGGCGTCGGCATCGTGGGCCGCCCCGTCAGTCGCCACATGCAGGACGGCGGGACGTGTGAAGTGACGCGGTGCTGTGTGGTGGACGCTGCACCCAAAGGCACATGCAGCGCCATCTACGGGGCGCTGTGGCGAGCTGCGAAGGCGTTGGGGTGGCGTCGTCTGATTACCTACACGCTCCAATCCGAAAGCGGCGCCAGCCTACGCGGGGCTGGGTGGAAGGTGCTGGCCGAGCGCGCGCCATCCAATCCGGCGCAATGGCAGTCGCGCCCTGGCCGAGAATGGCAGCCGGTTGTCGGGCAAGCAAAGCTGCTGTGGGGGGCCGCATGATCCACTACCACGGCACCCCCATTACCCCGCGCGCCGCACTCGCCCCGATGGCAGGGCGGCACTTCTGCGTGTCGTGGGCCGACCCTCGCGACATCGACTGGTGCATGTCTCACAGCGCCTCCGTCATGCTGGACAATGGCGCGTTCTCGGCTTGGACGCGAGGCGCCAAGACCGATTGGGCCGACTTCTACTCTTGGGTGGCCCCACACCTCCGCCATCCGCATTGGGCCGTCATCCCTGACGTGATCGACGGCGACGAATCCGCGAACGACATGCTTCTCGCCGCATGCCCGCTGCCGCCCGCGCTGTCTGCGCCGGTCTGGCACATGCACGAGAGCTTGGAGCGCCTCGCCCGCTTGGCGGCGGCGTTCCCCCGCATCTGCATCGGCAGCTCAGGCGCGTTTGCATCCCCGGGCTCCCCCGCATGGCGCCAGCGCATCGATGCGGCTTGGCAAGCCATACCGTCCACAACTTGGGTCCACATGCTCCGGGCGATGAAGGAGGCGAGCGAAGGCGCTTGGCCCTTTCGCCTCAGCGGACAGCACGAACGTTGCCCGCAACCACGCCGGAACGATGAACCGACCAGCACAGGAGCCGGAACGCATGGCCGCGCGCATTGACGCCCGCAACCCGCGCCACATCGGCAAACGCGCCGCGCAAGGAGGGCTTTTCTCATGAAAACGGCCCTTCTCGCCGCTTCCTTCCTCGCGACCATTCCTGCGGCGAATTGGTTGATTGGCAACGTCGGGACGGTCTGCATCCCCAACGGACCGTGCTTAATCTCGGTGGCGCCCGGCCTTATGGCCCCGTCTGGTGTGTTGCTGATCGGCGCGGCGCTGGCGCTTCGGGACGCCTTGCATGAGCGGCTTCCGCGTTGGGGTGTGGCCGCTTTGATAGGCGGGGGCGCGGTATTGTCTCTTTCCTTCTCCCCTCCGGCCCTTGCCATCGCTTCAGCCGTGGCATTCCTCTTGTCGGAACTGGCGGACTTTGCCGTCTATGATCGGCTTCGCAAGCAGGGGTTGGCGCTGGCCGTGCTGGCATCCGGCGTCGTGGGCGCCGTGCTGGATAGCGTGTTGTTTAGCGCGCTAGCGTTCGGAACCGTCAAGTGGGCGCCGGGGTTGATCCTGGCGAAGTGCTACGCCTCCGCAGGCTTTGCTGCGTGGAAGTGGTGGCGCCGTTGATCCACCTCCACCTGACCACCAACCCCCGCGCCGGCACGATCCGCATCCACGGCGAAACCTGGACCCTCGCGACCTGGCACAAAGCCGCAGAGGGCCAGATGCACGCGCACACGACGGACGGCGAGCGCGTGACGCTGGCCATGGATGACAACAGCGGGAGCTTGACGATTGGCAACACGCTGGACGCGCGGCGGTGGACGATCCGGGAGGCGCAGAAGGACGGGGCAACGCTTGAGGGCGTGGCGCTGGAAGCGCCGAGTGATGCTTGGCTTGAGGGGTATTTGGAGCGGATGGAGCGGAGGGTGCGGGGGTGAGGAAATGCGCCTGCTGCGGGTCCGGTGATGGTGTGGAGCAGCACCATCTTTACCCCAAATCCCAAGGTTGCCCGGATGACCTGACGATTCCTCTGTGCTGCGTATGCCATGGCCGCGCGCATGAGATGAAGCTGCGCGGAAACATTTCCGAGCTGACGAAGGCAGGGCTGATGAGGGCGAAGGCGCGCGGCGTGAAGCTCGGCGGGCCTAATCTCAGGGCAGGCACCCCGGACATGGCCCGGCTCGCAAATTCTGCCTACTCAGGCCAGCAGCGCCAGCGGGCGGCAGACGTGCTGCCGTTCATCCGGCAGGCGCAGAAGGCCGGCGCCACCACCTTGCAGTCGATCGCGGACGCCATGACAGCGCGCGGCATCCCCACGCCGGGCGGGCGGGGCGGCTGGCACCCCTCCACCGTGTCGCGGGTGCTGGCGGCGCAACCATGAAACACCGCCTAGACCCCACCCACCTCCACCACGCCGCAACCCGTCTCGGCACCATCGTTGCCGAGGGCCAGATGTCCGACGCCGACGCATCCGACACCATCGTGTCATTCCTGGAGGCTTGCGCAGGTGTAAGCAAGAGCGGCTTACAAATGCGCCTCCACCACGTCATGCGGGACCAGGCACAGGCGCACCGCATCAGGCGAGAGAACGCGCGGACGGCGATCAAGTGGGCCGTGCGACCGTTGATTGAAGCCGGCGCAGACAAGTCAGTGATTGAGGAAGCCGCAGGCACGGCCAACGGCGACGTGTTGACGTGGGAGGAAATAGTGCCGATCCTCCGTAGCGAGTGGGATGCCGCACACAACCGCAGGGGGCGGCGTTGAAGCGTATGAGCCGCAATCCGTGGATCGAAGCATCCCATGTCGCCCGCCCCACCATTCCGCTGTTGTATTGGCGCGACATCGCCGCGCGTCTGGACGCCGAGGACTTCGTTGAAGGGCTTTTGATTGATGCCGCAATGTCGGTTGTCTATGGCCAGTCCAATAGCGGCAAGACATTCTGGTGCGGCGACCTCGCCTGCCACGTCGCCGCCGGCATCCCGTGGAACGGGCGCCAGGTCGAACAAGGCGCGGTCATTTGGCTGGCCATGGAAGGCGCGTTCGGCATCTCCAATCGCATCGCGGCATGGCGCGAGGCACACGGCATCACAGAGGATTTACCGCTTGCCGTGGTGCCTGTGGCGCTCAACATACTAGACCCGGACGGCGACACAGACCCATTGATTGAAGCCATCCAAGGGGCTGCCAAAACGCTTGGCGTGGCCATCCGGCTTATCGTGGTTGACACCCTCAGCCGCGCGATCGCAGGCGGCAACGAGAACAGCCCTGAAGACATGGGCGCACTTGTCACCAACGGCACTCGCATTCAGCAAACGCTGAAAGCTCACCTCATGTGGATTCACCATAGCGGCAAGGACGAGGCCAAGGGCGCACGCGGGCACAGCCTGTTGCGCGCCGCCACCGACACGGAGATTGAAATTAGCGCCGAGGGACCCCAGCGCATGGCCCGCGTGACCAAGCAGCGCGAGCTTGAATGCGACGGATCGTTCGGGTTTCAGCTTCGCATCGTGGAGCTGGGCCAGAACCGGCGCGGCAAGCCGGTCACCACATGCGTTGTGGAGCATGAGGGGCAGGCGACTATCCCCGTGCGAAAGAAAATCGAGGGGCACAGCAAGCGGGCCTTTGAAGTGCTGTCCCACGTGATCGGCGCAAACGGGCGAACCGGGGAGCGCGGGGTGCCAAGTGGGTATTCCAGTATTCCCGAAAAGTGGTGGCGGGATCGATTCTACGACGCCACGCCGGGCGAGCAGGACACGCGGAAGAAAGCCTTTGGCCGGGCATCGCAGTGGCTTGTCGAACAGCGCATCGTGGGCATGGCAGAGGGCCGAGTGTGGATTATCAGCCACACGGAAGGCGGGACATGAAACGGGACATCAAACGGGACATGGGGATTTCGGGCCGTGTCCCCAAATCGGGACATGGGGGGGGGGAGACATCCCCCTTTAGGGGGATGTCCCCCCTGTGTCCCGATGGAACGGGGGACGGGACATTTGCCGCTATGTCCCGTGTCCCGGCAACGTCAACAAGGCGCGGCGTGCCCCATAACCATTCCGGCGCGCGCGCGTGCGTCCGGTTTCCGGACACATTGGCTGGCGGGTTGTCGTCGCGTGTAGGGGCTGGCGCGCATAACCGCCACCGCGCGGCCGTTCTAAGGCACCGCCAGCGGGTTTTGGCGTCTGGCGGGTATCTTTGCCCCCCCGGCGCCTGTAGCGGCTTCTACGGCCTTCTACGCCGCACACAAAAAACCCCGCCGCAGGGGGTGCCTGGGCGGGGTGGTCGGGGAGGGGTGACATGATCGACCCGCTAGCCGTGGCCATCTGCTGCGAGGGCCAACCCTGCATCCGCCCCGAGGC